CGTAATCTCAGGGTTCGAATCCCTGCGACAGCTTAACACGGGTGTTTAGGATAATGGTAGTCTGGCGGTCTCCAAATCCGCAGGTGATGGTTCGATTCCATCAACACTTGCCATAAGTCGAAAGTGAAAGAAGGTGAAGATCGTGGCAGGAATGACGGCAAAGCAACAGCGATTCTGTGATGAATATCTGATTGATCTGGACGGCACGAAAGCTGCGATCAGAGCCGGATATTCACAAAAAACAGCAGCGGCAATCGCATCCGAAAACCTTAGAAAACCTAAACTTCGCGAATATATCGCTGAACGGATGGCTGAAAAGGAAAAGGAACTGATTGCGGATCAGGATGAAGTGCTGAAATACCTGACATCCGTCCTGCGTGGACAGTCGCAATCAGAAGTGGTTGTGATCGTGTCCAGTGGTGACTTCACAACGGAAGCGCAGAAGGTGCAGAAAGCCCCGGACGAAAAGGAACGTCTGAAGGCCGCTGAACTGCTGGGCAAGCGATACGGCCTGTACACGTACAAGCATGAAGTGACTGGCTCTGTTCCGGTGGTGATCACTGGTGAAGACGAACTGGAAGACTAACAGAAAAAAGGTACATCTGCCTGAAATAGTTGGCAAGGGATACGGCACATTCTGGCGGTTCAAAGGCCGCTATCGGGTATGCAAGGGCAGTCGTGCTTCAAAGAAGAGTTCAACAACAGCGCTGGGGTACATTGAAGGCATCATCAAGTATCCGCAGGCGAATCTGCTTGTCATCCGCAAGACCGGACGCACACTGAAAGATTCCTGCTTCATGCAGTTGCAGTGGGCGGCAAGGCGGTTGGGTGTATATGAACATTGGGACTTCAAACTGAATCCGCTTGAAGCAACCTATCTGCCAACGGGTCAGAAGATATTCTTCCGTGGCCTTGATGATCCGCTGAAGGTCACGTCAATCACTGTCGATGTGGGCTGTCTGTGCTGGATGTGGATCGAAGAAGCGTATGAGATTATGAAGGAAGAAGACTTCGATGTGCTTGACGAATCCATCCGTGGTGAAGTACCTGAAGGACTGTACAAGCAGATCACGCTGACATTCAACCCGTGGAACGAAAAGCACTGGATCAAGAAACGCTTCTTTGATGCTCCACCTGATCCGGACATCCTTGCGATCACGACCAACTACATGTGCAACGAATTCCTTGATGCTGCTGACCTGAGAGTGTTCGAAAAGATGCGCAAGAACAACCCCCGGCGCTATGCTGTTGCAGGTCTGGGCGGTTGGGGTATCGTGGACGGCCTTGTCTACGAGAACTGGAAGGAAGAAGACTTCGACCACACGTCAGCAGAGTTCAAGAAAGCACATCCGAAGCTGGTATCTGCATTCGGCATTGACTTCGGCTATACGAACGACCCATCCACGCTGTTTTGCGGCCTGCTTGATAAGGACGCGAAGCAGCTTTTTGTGTTCGATGAAATGTACCAGACGGGCATGTCGAACAGGGCGATCTCCGACACAATCAAGGGGATGGGATACGGCAAGGAACACATCACGGCGGACAGCGCTGAACCGAAGTCGATTGACGAATTGAAGTCATTGGGGCTGCGGGTCAAGGCTGCTGCAAAGGGCAAGGACAGCATCCAGAACGGTATCCAGTGGATTCAGGACTTGCAGATCATCATCCATCCGCGATGCGTGAACTTTCTGACGGAGATCAGCAACTACACATGGGACAAAGACAAGTTCGGCACGAAGCTGAACCGTCCCATTGATGACTTCAATCATCTGATGGACGCAATGAGGTACGCCTTGGAGAAGTACATCACCGATGATAAATGGCTTCATTGATTTGGAAGGGGTGGTGCAAGATATGAGTGAGATCAAGCAGATCAGTCGCGCAAAGGTGGACTTATCAAAGCCGCTGAAGCCGGAAACCTACAACGGTGTACATGCACTGTATGACAACGGGGCTACGCTGGTCACGGAGGTTTACCGGAACGGGGAAGCGGTGGACTTGACCGGGTGCGAAGCCGTTGCATATTTCACGAATGCAGCAGGGAAGACACAAAACCTGACAGGCAAGATTGACGGAAACACGATCACGGTATTTCTGAACACTTATGCGCTGGACGTGTGCGGACGATTCACGGTTGCAATCCAACTGCAGAAAGAGAACATCCGGCAGACAGTGCGCTTGATGCGTGGGTATCTGTATGAAACTGTTGCGGCAGATCATTGGATGGGCGCTGTGTTCAAGGGCTCGGTGCAGACGGGCGCGAATGAGGTTACGCTGAGGTTCACACCAAACACTGCGGATCTGTTGATTATGTGGGAAGTGTTTGAGATCGTGAATGGGGAGTACGTCAATCAGGGCATTGCGTATAGTTCGTATGACGATGGGAAATACACATGGGAAGCTGTGCTGTACGATGTAGAAGCAGGCGATCATGAATACTGTCTGCGCGGCACACGGGAAAATCTGGTGGGCGAATACACGAAAAGTGTGAATGTGTATGTGGAATAAGCAGCACCACTGCAAAACAGTGACCGATGAAAGGACGGAATGATTATGGCTATCAAGATTTTTGCGCAGGAAGGCGTACTTGACAACAGCCCTCAGCCCCATTTTGAACTGGTGAACATCCTTGCTGACAGCGAGGGTGACATCACGGCATTGGGTGCGGAAGTATGCAACGGAAAAACTACAGTGAAACCCCTCCCCGGTTCTCTCGCCTACACTGCAGACCTGAGCGTAGGCTACATGCTCAGCCCTTCGGGCGTGTGGACGAAGTTCAGGGGGTGATGATATGGTCGGAAAAGATCTGATTATGGCTACCCTGTTCGGGGGAGGTTCTTCTTCCTCCGGCTCTGGCGGGGGCGGGTCGGGTGGCTCTGCTGGTGGCTGGCCTGAAGTGCCTGATGACGGCGCGACGTATCTGTATATTTCGCTTGCGGAAGGACGTACCAGCCCCATGCTGGGCGTGGGTGTCAATGGCACGGTGACGGTTGACTGGGGAGATGGCACAGAGCCGGATGTGCTGACGGGAACGAGTACCAGCACGACCAAGTGGACACCGAATCACGCCTACGCCGCACCGGGCGATTATGTCATCCGTCTGGCACTGGACGGGGAGATGAAACTTCGGGGGGGTAGCCAACAAAATAGCCCGTCATGTATATTGCGGCATGCGTCGGGTAGCGATGAAAGAAATCGTGCTTATGCAAGTATGGTTCACAAGGTAAAGATCGGCAACGGCGTGACTGCGATCGACGACTATGCGTTCTATTACTGCTACGCTCTCAAGTCGGTGGCTATCCCAGACAGTGTGACAAGTATCGGGGAAAGGGCGTTCTATGCTTGTTATTCCCTCGCATCAGTAACCATCCCAGACAGTGTGACAAGTATCGGTGAAACCGCATTCAGCAACTGCAACGCGCTCGCATCAGTGACCATCCAAGGCAACGCCAGCATCGGGGATAAAGCGTTTTATCCATGTTACGGTGTGGCATACTACGACTTCACCGCCTACACCACTGTCCCAACTTTGCCAAGTACCTCCGTATTCATCGGCATCCCCGCCGACTGCGAAATCCGCGTCCCCGCTGCGCTCTATGACGAATGGATTGCGGCGACCAACTGGGCGACCTACGCCGCGAAAATCAAGGCATATTAAGGAGGTGCGACCATGATTATCACCGAAACCGTAACCATCCGCAACCGTGACTTCATCCGCACCTACTCCGACGAGGGCCGCTATGTGGTGCGTGACGGCGTGTCCTACTCCGAAGCCGTCGACCCCATCGGCACTGGTCGTGTGTACACGGAGGGCGACATCATTCCGGAGGAAGTCACCGACATGACCGAGGTCGAAGCCAAGGCTGCGGCCTACGACATCCTTGTAGGGGAGGCGGAGTAAATGAGCGAGTACATCAAAAAGGCGCGTAAGCTGCGCCCGATCATCGTGCAGGCATCTGCTTCCCTTGACGATGCGTCTGCCAGCAATGCGGCGGAGCTTTTCCCTGCGCTGAAGCAGGATGGTTCTCTCGTCCCTGCTGGCACCCGCATCAACTGGCACGGCATCATCAAGCGCGCCGCCAATGACCTGTGGGACACGAAGCAGAACAACCCCGACAATGCCCCTGCGCTGTGGGAGGACATCGCATACCGTGAGGGATACCGAATCATCCCGGCTGTCATCACGGCTGGCACGGCCTTTGCGAAGGGTGAGTGCGGCTGGTGGGGCGATGCGCTGTACAAGTCCCTGATTGATGCGAACGTCTACACCCCGGAAGCCTATCCGGCAGGGTGGGAAATAGAACATTGACACAGGGGGACGGTGAAAGCCGTTCCTCTTTCCTATGCAACGAAGAAAGGTGGTGAATGCATATGCTGACAGCAGAGCAGATCAGAACATTCATCGAAGCAGACAAGGCCAGTCCGCGAAAGCAGCAGGCGCAGGTCGGTGATCGGTACTACAACGCACAGCATGACATCCTGAAGAAACGCATCTTCTTCATCAATGCGGACGGTCAGCTTCAGGAAGACCCGACAAAAAGCAACATCAAGAAACCGCATCCGTTCTTCCGGGAGAATGTGGATCAGACGGTGCAATACCTGATGTCCTCAGATGAAGCGATCATCCGCAGTGATGATCCTGACCTACAAAACGAACTGGATGAACGCTTCAATGACAACGAAGCGTTCCAGATGGAACTGCGGGAAATGCTGACGGGCGTTTGTGCAAAGGGCTTTGAGTACGCATACACCTACAAGGATGCAAACGGCAAAAGCACCTTCGAATGCGCGGACAGTCTGGGCGTTGTAGAAGTCCGCAAGCACGAAACGGAAGACAACTGCGAATACATCATTTACTGGTTCGTTGACCGCATCGACAAGGACGGGCGCAGTATCAAGAAGATTCAGGTGTGGGACGAACATCAGGTGCAGTTCTTCTGCCAGATTGATGACGGGGACATCACGGAAGACGATTCGGAAGAGATCAACCCCCGTCCGCATGTGGTGTACAAGTCCACGAAGGAAGGGGACGGCAAGCGGTATCATCACGGCGGGTATGGGTTCATTCCCTTCCGGCGCTTTGACAACAACCGCTGTCAGACAAGCGATCTTGCGCCGATCAAGCCCCTGATTGATGACTATGACCTGATGTCCTGCGGCCTTGCAAACAACATTGAAGACATGTCAGAAGCGCTGTATGTGGTCACAGGCTTTGAGGGTGACAACCTTGACGAACTGATGCTGAACATCAAGGCGAAGAAGCATGTGGGCGTGGGTGAAGGCGGTGATGTGAAGATCGAAACGGTCAACATCCCTGTCGAAGCCCGAAAGACGATGATGGAGATTGACGAACAGAACATCTATCGTTTCGGCATGGCGCTGAACCTGCACGGCCTGAAGGACACCACAGCGACAACGAACATTGCGATCAAGTCCGCATACAGCCTGCTTGACCTGAAGACGGAGAAGCTGAAGCCCCGCCTGAAGGCGTTCCTGCGCTGGCAGATCGGCCTTGCGCTGGAAGAGATCAATCAGGAACACGGCACGGACTTCACACAGAAGGATGTGTACTTCGTCTTCAAGCCTGAAATCCCGACCAACGCACAGGAGAATGCACAGATTGAACTGACGGAAGCACAGAAGCGGCAGACGGAGATCAACACGGTGTTGAACATCGCTGCACAGCTTGACAGCGACACGGTGCTGGAACTGATTTGCGAACAGCTTGACATTGATGTGAATGACATCAAGGACAAGCTGCCGAAGGAAGAACCGATGCTTGACCCTGCGGCGGCACAGAATGCGCTGGACATCGCACCGACAGAACCGGATGTGATCATGGATGAATAAGGTTGAAAAGCAGGTCATTAAGATTCAGCTTGACAAGGAACAGGCGGCGATCAACGACCTTGAACGGCAGTACAAACAGGCGCTGCGGGACATCGAAGACCGCATCAGGCTGCTGCAATCGGATGAACTGACACAAAGCCGAATCTATCAGATTCAGTATCAGAAGGCGTTGCAGGGACAGATTGAAGGCATCCTTGACAAGCTGCAAGGCGATGAATACGCCACAATCCAGCAATACCTGCATGACAGCTATCAGGACGGCTTCATCGGCACGATGTACAGCCTGCACGGGCAGGGCATCCCGCTGATCCTTCCCCTTGACCAGAACGCTGCTGTCAAGGCCGTCATCACGGACAGCCAGATCAGCGAAGGTCTGTACAATCATCTGGGTGTGAACATCAAGCAACTGAAGCAGGCAATCCGGCAGGAGGTTACAAGGGGAATCGCTTCGAACATGCCCCTTGCGGACATCGCACGGAACATCACGAACCGCACAAAAGCCCCCTTGTCAAGGGCAAAAACAATCGTCAGGACAGAGGGACACCGAATCCAGCAGGCATCTGCAAACGATGCACGGGAAACCGCAAAGGCGAACGGCTGCGATGTGGTGAAGCAGTGGGACGGTACGCTTGACAGCGACACGCGCCCGACACACAGGCGGTTGGATGGTCAGATCAGGGAAACGGACAAGCCATTTGAAATGGACGGCAAGAAAGCGATGTATCCGGGGGACTTCGGCAAGGCTGAAGAAGACTGCAACTGTCGCTGCGTTGCCCTGACCCGTGCGAAGTGGGCGCTGGATGAAGATGAACTGAAGGTGCTGAAGGAACGGGCGAAGTTCTTTGAACTGGACAAGACGAAGGACTTTGATGACTTTGCAAAGAAGTACAAGCGAGCATCAAGGCAGGCTGTAACGAAAACCGAAGCGCCGAAGAACGTTGAAGTTATCAACGCAAAGGCAACGGAAGCATTGCTGGATGCCTATGATGACAGGCGCAAGCATTTCGGCATGAATGTTGTTCCGGCGGATGAATTGCGCAAGTCAAGGTTGAATACTGTGACGGCAAATTATTCTGGCCTATCCGTTCAAACTGCGGAAGCGTTTAATGATGCGATTACACGCTTGTCAGATGATTACTACACGGGGTTCACCAGAATTGAAGTTGCCAACCCCAAAGAGGTGTTTGGCGCGAGTGAGTTTGCAACCACACAGCATCTGAATGCAGTCGGACAAAAAACACTTGTCATCAACCCTAACAAGACCAAAGACTACAACAAGTTGGTTGAAAGGGTTGAAGAACTTGCGAAGAAGGGCTATGCAGTCAAGATTGCGAAGGGAAAAGCTGGCGAATACATAGCTACGCATGAATTCGCACACAGTTTGCTTGACATTGGCGGCGGATCGCTGAAGAACTATGTCGGTCTTGATGTGAAGATGCTTCAGAAAGCAAGAAAAGACATTGAAGCGGTCTTTGCACAGTATACGAAGGAGGTGGGCGAACTTGAACGGGCTTACAGAAGCCTTGAAGGGAAATTCATGCTTGCGGATGACCTTGATGAAATGGCTGCACTGCAAAAGGAAGTCAAAAGGGCAAAGGAACAACTTGACAAGGTAAAGATCAGCGGATATTCAATGCAGAATGCTGATGAATTTATGGCTGAAGCGTTCACGCAGGCACAAATTGGCGAACAGCAAAGTTCTTTTACTGATGAAGTGATGAAAATCATTGACAAATACTTCAGAAAGTGATGTGAAAGCTGGTGATTCCGTTGGGCTGATCAACTTACGGTCAAGTAAAGGAAGACTTGAAACGACTGCATTTGCGGTCTTTTTTGTTGCTCAAAATCAACTGTGGATCAACTAAAGGAGGGGAAATCAAATGACGAAGACCAATTTTCTGATCTGGCTGAAGGCTGCGGGTATCCGTGCCGTCAAGACTGTCGCACAGACTGCTGTTGCGACCATTGGCACGTCCGCTGTGATGGGGGATGTGAACTGGCTGATGGTGGGCAGCGCAGCACTGCTTGCGGGTGTTTTGTCCCTGCTGACCAGTGTTGCTGGCCTGCCTGAAGTGAAAACTGAAGCTGAATATGTTCCGCCTGACGATGATGCGCCAGACGTACTGTAAACCATAACAAAGCGAAGGGAGGGATGCAGCGCGGAGATCATTCAGGCATACTTCACGAAGCATCCGTGCTACAACGCGAAGAAGAAGGCCATTTCCCCGGTTGGCGTGTTCGTGCATAGCACAGGATCAGTCAACCGGGAACTGCGCCGTTATGTTGATTCAGCGGAGCGGCTGGGCAAGAATCAGTATAACAACCATTGGAACAAGACAAGCGCCACGAAGTCGGTTCACGCCTTCATCGGCTATGACG